CATCAAGGGCATCAGCATCAACGCCGCTATCATCGGATATGCCAATGATCTCATCCGTGACTGGCTGAACAAGACCTACTCGCACGAGGTTAAGGATGAGAGGGGAGAGGTACATATAGAACAGATACCTCAACTGTACAAGTTACGGTGTCGTGCCCTGCTTCAGGAGTTGGTATCCTATTCCCCAGAGGTGAATGTGGACCGTGTCAGAGCATTGTCCCAGGTGATGCTATACCGGGAACACTTCATCATCCTTTACGGCGGTTCTCCGGAACGGGAAGACTACCATCAGAAGGATGATTCTGATGATGATTTCTTCCAGAAAGACTGGAAACATCGGCTTGATCAGCTCGGTCCTCAATACAAATCTCCTTTCGACTTATAACTGATCCATTTACATCAGTTTTTTAGGACGATCTTTTCTTTAGTTTCGTCCCAGAAAACTGTGTATTTATGGATTTGAGTTATGCACTTCCCAGTCAGAAGCTTCCGTTTCGTTCCAAAGGGACGAAGTGGAGGAAGGAAAATGTGGACTGGGCAGCGACCAGAACCTACTTCAACTATTCTCCGGTAAGGAAGAGTGTCGTTCATTCCAAGATCAACTATGATCTCCTGAACGGCATCATCCATATGGAGGATGTGGCGGCTATCCTCAATCCTGGTAATATATCCACGGCATTCGTTCCAGACAAGATTCAGCACTATCCTATCATCAACTCCAAGATCAATACTCTGCGTGGCGAAGAAGCCGCCCGTGTGTTTGACTGGAAGGTGATCGTGACCAATCCCTATTCCATCAGCCAGATGGAAGAGGAGAAGAAACAGCAATTCTTTGCCCTGGTCCAGCAGACGGTCGAAGATCCGTCTATGACAGAGGAACAGGCACAGGCACAGATTCAGGAAGGGCAGGAGTTCTTTCAATACAACTACCAGGATATCCGTGAGGTACGGGGAAATGAACTTCTCCGGCATTACTCCAAGGAGCAGAACTTCAAGCAACTGTTCAACGACGGGTTTGTTGATGCCTGTGTCTGCGGTATGGAGGTGTACCAGTGTGGTATTGTTGGTGGAGAACCGTACCTTACCAGGTTGAATCCTATGAAGCTCCGTGTCTTCGGCTCCGGTTATTCCAACCGTATCGAGGATGCGGACATTATTATCTATGAGGATTACTGGTCTCGTGGTCGTATCGTGGATACCTTCTATGATGAGTTGAGTGCGAAGGATATCAAGTGGCTCAGTGATGACGTGCCGGACTTCGGCGGTCAGAGCCCTCTTGGTGCTGCCGGTAACTACAACGAAGCGTATCCTTTCCTCCCTGCCTATAGGCTTACTTCCGAGGATGGTATTCTCCTGGATGGTTCCAATGTGAATTTCGTCTATGATGCTCTGTCCGGGCTTGACGGAGGCATTGGTTCCAATCTTCTCCCTTATGACGCCGCCGGTAATATCCGTGTCCTGCGTGTCTGGTGGAAGTCCAAGAGGATGATCTACAAGGTCAAGTCCTATGATCCTATGACCGGCGAGGAAGTCTTTGACTTCTATCCTGAGACCTATATCCCCGATACGGATGCAGGGGAGGAAGCGACCCGTCTGTGGATCAATGAGATGTGGGAAGGAACCAAGATCGGGGAGAATATCTATGTAGGTATGCGTCCCTGCTTGGTTCAGCATAACTCGATATCCAATCCTTCCCGGTGTCACGCCGGTATCGTAGGCACGGTGTACAACCTCAACGAGTCCAAGCCCTATTCCCTGGTGGATATGATGAAGCCGTACAACTACCTGTACGATGCTGTCCACGCCAAACTTGTGGATCTCATCGCTACCAACTGGGGAAAACTTCTGGAGATGGATCTTGCTCTCAAGCCGAAAGACTGGAAGGTTGAGCAGTGGATGTATTTCGCTCGGGCTAACAAAGTCCTTATCCGTGACTCCTTCAAGGAGGGTGATAAGGGTGCCGCTACCGGTAAACTCGCTGGTGGTCTGAACAACGCCTCAAAGGGATACATCGATGCTGACTGGGGCAATTCTATCCAAAACTATATCGAACTCCTCCAATGGGCGAAGGATGCTATGTCTGACTTGGTCGGCATCAACCGCCAGAGAGAGGGTAATACTTACAACCGGGAGACTGTGGGCGGTATTGAACGAGCCGTCCTGCAGTCCTCCTATATCACTGACTGGCTTTTCCAGAAGCACGACGATACCAAGCGCCGTATTATGGATTGTTTCCTGGAACAGGCTAAAGCCGCTATTCGTGGCAGGAGCCTGAAGTTCCAGTATATCCTCTCCGATGGAACGCGGAAACTGATGGAGATTGACGGAGATGAGTTCAACGAGTGCGATTATGGTATCCTCGTGGACAACTCCAACGATATCCAGAAACTCAATCAACTGCTCGAGCAGAACGCTCAGGCATTTGCCCAGAACGGTATGATGCCTGCGTCGGTGATGATCCGCCTGTTCTCCTCCTCTTCCATCGCTGAGAAGGTCAAACTCGTCGAGCACGCCGAGAAGCAGATGCAGCAGCAACAGCAGCAGGCTCAGCAGCAGCAGATGCAACTCGAACAGCAGAAGATCCAGGCCCAGCAACAACTGCAGTCCATGCAACTCCAGCAGGAGGATGCTCTTAATCAGAGGGACAACGATACCAAGATACAGGTTGCACAGATCAACTCTCAGGCTGAATACCTCAGACTTGGTATCTATGCCGAAGAGAATGACGAGCAACTTGTTCATGACAAATTGGAGGTCGAGCGCGAGAAACTTCGTGCTGACATAGAAAACTTCGACAAGGAACTCCGGTTCAAGGACAAGGAACTTGGACAGAAGAAGGAGATCGAACTCAAGAAGATCGAGGCCCAGAAACAGATAGCCAAGTCAAGAAGTACCACAGGAACGAAAAAATAATTTGATATATGATTCATTTCACTAAATCACAGATCGAAGAGATCGGAAGACAGCTTGCTCTTCATGGGGTTCGTGATACCGATCTTGAAACCGCCAATGCTCTCAATGGTGAAGAGTATATAGCCATTGTGCAAGGTGGCGAGAACCGTAAGGTGAAGGTCAACCAACTTTATAATGAGGATCTTATCCGCGAAATCCTTGAGACTATTGCTCGTGGTGAGTCAGCATATGAGATTGCTGTTCGGAACGGATTTGTAGGAACTGAAGAGGAGTGGCTTCGTTCACTGTCCGGTATGGCGGGTGCTGCTACTACCAATGATCTCGGCGGTATAAAGATTGGTTTTCCTGCTGATGGGAAGAACTATCCTGTCCAACTGGATGGTAGCAACCGGGCTTATGTTTATGTGCCGTGGGAGAGTGGCGGAACTACTCCAACTCCGACTCCCACTCCTACCCGTTCCGGCGGATACTATGAGTTGATCTTCACTGCCGTTGCATCCGGTACTACTCCTACCAAGCCGGTTAATCAATCAACTGATTCGCAGCTTGGCATCTGGAGCCACTCAGTAGATATGAGCGAGAATGGTAAGGTCATCTGGATGGCGGACCGTTTTGTTGGCGATACTGTTGGTGACTGGATGGGTCCCTGGATCATCAGTGGTGCCAATGGTCTCGATGGTCTTGACGGAGATAAAGTTGAGTTTATCTTTGCCTTGACTACTGATCCCGACACCGATCCTTCTGACCCTACTTCCAGTAATTCGGATGCAAGCAGCCCTGTGACTGATAAGAAGGCTGATGGATTCATTCCTTCTGGTTGGTCAAATCATCCTTCTGGCATTACCTCCGAAAACCGCGCCGAGTGGATGTCCATGCGGTTTAAGGTGTTCTCTGCATCTAAACCGAATGGTGAATGGACCGCTTTCAGTGCTGCTTCTCTTTGGTCTGTGTATGGGAAAGACGGTCGTGATGGAGATGGTGTAGAGTATATCTTCTATGCTGGGACCGAACTTCCTGAAACCCTTCCTTCCTCCTGGTCTATCACAGGAACTGGCTTCCAGGATCCGGACTACTATGTATCCCCCTGGACCGATAATCCTGTCGATCTGGAAGACGAAAGTTACGGACAGGGCACGAAGCAGTGGGTCTGTACTCGTAAAAAATATGCTGATCCTACCTCTCATGCTACTTATGGAACCAATCCTTACTGGCATGCATTCAGTTCTCCCTCTTTGTGGACCTATTATGCACAGGATGGTGATGCCGGTATTGGTGTTGTAGCTGATCTGCTTCCTGATTCGTTTGCCGTTCCCCTCCTGGAAGGAGGTACCAACAAGAGCTATACTGCCACAACTACGGCAAAGATGTATAATGGTGCCGCCTCTGTGAGCAATGTTACTGCTACCGTAACCTCAGTTACAGGATCGGATAATAACAGTTATGCAAGCCAGGGTTGGATTACGGCTTCCGGTGATACGATTACTGTCAGCATTCCTGCTGATACTATTAACCTCAGCAGCATCACCCTTCGTGCCGTAATCACTGTCAGTGCTACTCTTCCTGGTGATACCGATCCTACTACCAGACAGGCTATTCTGTCTATTATCGGTATCAACTTCGGAACTGACGGTGTGTCCTATACTCTGGATGCAGGCTATCCTGTTATCAGAAAGAAGAGGGATGCTACCGCCGGTGACAATGCTACCCGCGTCCCTAATAAATTGCAGCCTGTTCTGCTTGAGGTTACCGGTAGTCATAATCTGAATAGATATACTGCTGATACCCTTGCTGGTGCTTCTTCTCCTCTTCCCGGATTCTTTATCTATTATCAGATAGATGATGCTGCTACCTGGACCAAGTTAGAAAATCAGGAGTTGGCGGTTTCCAGTGCCTCTACACTTGTCCAGTTGTTCTTGATCTATGTGCATGACAATATCGAGAGTCTGGTTCTTCGTGAGAATATCCATGTTATCGAAGATGCTGAAAAAGGAGGACATTATGAGCAGGCATTCAGGACTTATTCTGAAACGACTC